CTTGGTATTTATCTCCAAGATACTCTGTGTGTGCGTTTGCAGTTAGCTGCTGGTTGACGCCGGGTGTTCATCGTGAGACCACATACAACTAGATTACTTTGTGTGATAGTGAGTGGGTGGTGGAGGATACCAAAAAACGCCAGCAAAAAGACACACGCACAAGCCACCCAAAGCAGCCCAAGATGCGCCAAGCGCTAGACACTGAGTGCAGCTAGAAGCAAGCTCTGTGCTCTAGAGCCGGGAAGACACTTGTGATTGTGCCGTGTGATACTAGAGGGGTGCTATGGGGGTAGGCGCTGTAGAGCGTGTAACGCTACCCTTTCACATTTTTGCACCAAAAGCACCGCTTATGGAGGCGGGTGGAGTTGAACCACCGTGACGCACATAAATATGTGTGCGCTCGAAACCTGTCGCCCCCGCTTTGTGTTACCCTCCTAGCTCCGATAAGCGGGGCTACACAGAGCTAGAAGGGCGTTACACACAACACACGTAACAAACCGAAAAAGCCGACCTAAGTCAACTGTATATAATGAATTTTTGTGTTTGACATGGGCTTCTTTGGGTTACACTATGAGTGTGTTGGGAGTGGTTCACTAGTGTAAATAACCTAAAACCCACATTCGACATCGGTCATAGGTTTGGGTGTTGTTTTTGGTCGTAAGACAGCTCTAAGTGTATCTTAAAGTGCCTCCTTCCCGACTCTATATATGCCCTGTCTTAAATAACGTCGGAAATAGCAAGAAACTCACATAATGTCTGATTCTTGTGACAAATACTACCCAGAATGTGTCACAAATGATACACATCAAAGAGCCTGACGGCTGGAACTAGTAGGGCTTCGACGGCGCTGACGACCTGTTCCTCTGTTTTGGTGGACATACCGTAGTTTGCGCCGCTTATGTCTAGGGCGCAATGGACCATTTCATGCACGATTACCCAATTAAACAGGGTTGGGTCCTCATAGCAGCGCCGGGTTACGCTGATTTCCCGCCTTTCTCCGTCGTATTCCCCTAGTCTTTGGTCTGAAAACTCTTCAACCACTCTGATTGGGATGGTGATTCCCCCTATAATTACTGACGTTGGCTTGTTGTTTATATCCATGAGTTACCCTTGGTGTTGAAGTTGTCCATGAACTTCTGTAGTTCTTCCTTCAGGCGGTCTTCTTTGCGGTCTACCATGCGTTTGTCGGCGTCCTGAGCCATTTGCTCTGTCCAGTAGGCCACAGCCATGCTGAGGGCGTCTAGGCGGTCGTCATGGGTAATAGCCCCGCGATGCCTTGTAAGCCGCGAGAGCTGGTAAATGAGCTGGTATTTGAGCTGTGAGTCGTTTGGGTAGCGCTGTGCGCTCTCATAGTCGTTCTTAATGACCTTTGGGTCGATAACGAGCCTGTGCTGGTTCATTACAGGTTCTAGTGTGTCTATGATGCGGCGCTCCTTTTGGGTGTTGTGGCGCACTTCCTCGATTGTGCAGGGGTGTATTTTTGTCAGGAAGGGCTTGAACAGCTCGACAAACATACCATCTCCGAAGTTGCTTTCGACCACGATGGCGTTCACCTTGTGTTCCTTGGCTTTCATGGCTAGGGCCTTTAGGGTGGTTTCATCGTAGCCGCCCTGCATCCCCCCGCCGTCCGGCACATAGAGGTATCCATTGAGCATTTTGACCACGCTGAAGGCGGTTTCGTCGCGTCCTCGACCAGAGGGGTCAATAGACATCACAGAGCCTGTATATGGGATGTATTCTCCTAGGGTCTGCATAGGGCGGTAGAAACGGTCCCCAGAAAGCCCCACATTAGGCACAGAGGAGTCCCACTCCAGTTTGGGGTCTGTAGCCCAGACGAGCTTCTCCGGGGCCACAGAGGGGTCCACAGACATCACTATGAGGTCGCTGGTCTTCAGTGGGTATCGGTCTATGTCACTCAGGCGGGTATCCAGCATGAACTGGAGGGAAAACCCTGTGCGACCGTAGGAGGCTTCGCGCTCCGCTAGGTCAATATCGCTGAAGCGTAGAGGCTCCGTGGAGGACCCGGCTTGCTCGTCGTTCACGCAGAAGTCGCTTACGGACTTGTTGTAGGATGTTTCGTTGGTCTTTTGGGTGACGAACTTAGCGGGCCAAATCCTTTTTCTGTATCCCCGCTCAGTAAGCTTGTTGTAGATTGTATCCTCACACTGAGGGGTCCCCAAGAATAGAATCTTGGAGGACTCATCCGGCTTGATAATAGCGTCAAACTCCTTGACCTGCTCACCGAGCTTATCGCGCATCCCTTGGGTAGCGCTGTTACCAACAACCTCAATATCGTCAGCAACAATGATGTCGGCGCGTGAGCCTGTCAGTTGAGACGTGACTCCCAAGGATTTGACGGAGGGGGCGTGTGAGGCGGGTGCTGGTCCGACATCGAAGGAGATTTTTGAGAAGCGTTGCTTGTCGCTTGGGCGGAGATGAGCGAGAATAGGAAGCTCATGGATGAGTCTAAGTGTAAAAGTGCTGAAGTCGTCTGCTCTTGTCTTTGAAGCAGATACGACAAGAATGTTTTTTCTTGGGTCGAGGAGGAGTTGGTGAACAACGTATGCAGAGCAAATCCAACTCTTACCGACTCCCCTAAAGCCTTC